GCAGGCTCTTCTATAAATAAATGTATTGTATCCTAGTAATTTAAGATGCAGTAATCCATGTTGATTGAGATTGCTAAATCAACAACTGCGTCTGATGACCAATCATACTGGCCGAAGTCTCCGTTTGTTACGAATGCTCCTTTGATTATCCACTCTCCGATTACGTCACCTACTGGTCCTAATACGTTAAGTGTTAAATCTTTCTTATAGAAGTCAGAATATCCTGCTCTACCGGTTACTGATTCGTACCCTAGTCTTGCCCATTCCATAACAGCTTGTGCTCCACTTGGAGTGATCGGATCGTAAAGTGTCATAGACATCTCTGCCCATTCTCTTTTACCTCTAATTTTTCTGTATGAATTGATATGGTCAAGCTTTACTACATTATCTGTAAAAGTAGGAGCTTTGACGTTTTTTATCATGAATGATGGGATCGCATCAATATACATGATAAATCTGTTTTGTACTTTCGGTTCGAAAGCTCTGAACATTATTTCGTTAGGATCTAATACTGCCATTTTATTTGTTGTTTAAATATAAATATCTTATTTTAAAATTATTCTCCCAATGTAGCTCCAGTTGGTTGGATTACGAAGTCTAAAGTAATGAATTCTGCTGTTTTAGCTGGTTGGATAAAGATTTGACCTACTAATTGGTTTCTATCAATAACGTCTGCTGTGTTGTTAGAATCATCCATTATTACTCGGAATGCATAAAGACCTTGTCTTTCAACTACTGATTGTAAATATGGGTTAACGTTTGCTAAGAAAGTGTTTCTAGTTGCAATAGTATTTTGTTCGAATACTAATGACTTAGCTTGATCTCCTAAGAACTTCTTAAGTGCGATCAATAATCTTCTTACGTTTACACGATCAAGAGCTGATTTCTTCTTCTGTAATGTCTTCTGACCGAATACTGAAATACCAGATCCTGGGAATGTAGCTATTGGGTTAACGTTTGCAGCATAAAGAGTATCTCTATGAGCTCTAGTTAATTTTCTTTCTGCTTGGATAACGTTAGGAATACCTCCTCTAGTTAAACCTGCTGGTGCAAACCATGGTGCTGCTGCGCTATCTGTGAAGGCATATACACCTGGTATTACTACTGATGCTGGAGCGAATTCTAATTTACCTGTTGAACTACCAACTTGTACCCAAGGCCAGTAAGATGCTGCATAAGAGTTATTTACTACTGCTGCATGTCCTGCTGCTTGTGCTACTGTTGTTCCATATGGTGATAAATCTACTACTGCGATAGCATCTCCTCTGTCTTGTGCTAGAGAAATCATAGAATCTAATTGAGTCTTGTGCTCACCGTAGCTGTAGATAAGACCTGGTGCAGATATAATATTGAATAAGTATTCGTCTTGGTTAGTTAGTAAGCTGAATGCAGATTCATAATTTTCAGCTACTAAACCTTGTGTGTTTGTTGCTGAAATATCTTCGAAATGTAAATTTACTTCATCATGCTGATAGTTAGTACCTGTTGCGCCGTGGAATGAACCAGAACTAGCAGCTGGTAAAGAACCTGTGTAAGATGCTTCTCTAATATTGATACCGTCGTTTGCTAAGTAATTAATAGTTCTTCTATCAACACTTGCTACTCTTACGTAACGTGATCTGTTAACGTAACGACCGTTAGTACTTAAGAATGCGCCATCTCCGTCGTCTCCAATACTCTTGTACTGATCACCAATAACGCTAGCAATATACCCTTCACTGTTAGGGTCTAAACTTAAATCGTTAAAAGATTCTAATATAGTTTTTGATTTTGTGCTGTCATCACCTCTTCTGATAATTAAAGAGAATGTTCCTGTTGCTTGGTCAACATTTTGGATTTCCCATCTAATGTTATCATCGGAACCTAACTTTAATGAACCATCGCTATTTTCTGCTCCTGGGTCACCAGCTCCAGTAGAAGTATTAAAGAGCTCTCCTTTACCTAAAGTCTGTAGAGTGAAAGGTTTATCTCCTCCATCTGCTGCGCCAATTGTAGTGCTCGTAGCTCCTGTAAAAGAACCAGAAACAACTCTTGTAATAAGAGCTGTGTTTCCTCCTTGCTCGAAGTAGGATTTAACTGCAATCGAAGTTAAAAATTCGTATGTTTCAGAACCTGATGAAAAAGTTGTTCCAAATGTTCTTTGGTAGTCTCCGTAAGAAGTAACAACTGTAGGTTCGAATGTTGGTCCCATTACTGTTGGGCCAACGAAAGCTGCACCTGCTTCTAGTGGGGCTGGTGCAATAAAAGATCTATCCTGCTCGCGTGATAGTACCCCTGGTGAGATTAATGATTCTGCCATCGTATCTTATATTAGATTATTCGTTCTATAATAAATATCGTTAATAATTCGAAACCTTATTTTTAATTAAGTGTTCCTCTTAACGATAATAAATAGGAATAAAAGACCGAAAACAGTCTACTGAGAATATTAAGATGCTGTTGAGTTAAATTCACCTGTTGAAAGGTTTACAGTACCTTTGCCGTACTTGTCTTCTAACATCTTTGCAATATCAACTTCTGTGGTTCTTACATTAGTTAGGAATGTTTCTGCTCGTTCCTCTCTACTTTTCAAATTAAGCTTAGCAAGATGTATTGACCCAAACTCTTTAACTATAGATTCGTTATGTGATTTGAGTTTCTGTAAAGTTTCAACTTCCTCTGAGGTAAGTTTAATTATCTTCATCAGTATCTTCGATTGGTTGAGTTTTAACTACTGTATCTTCTGCAGGCTGTTCGTCCTGTGTTGTTATTTCACCTGTCTGGAGGTCAACAGTCCCAGCTCCGTATTTATCTGTTAGAGCTTTATTTAATTCAGCTTCTCTTTCGCGAATGTTAGCTAAGAATGCTTTTAAGTTTGTCTCCCTAGATTCGAGTTCGATTTTGTCTAAACCTAGTTTCCCTAGTTCCTGTCTCAGTACCTGGTTATCCTTACTAATGTTAGCAATATTATCTATTTCTTCTTGGGTTAATTTAGTTGTAGCCATTTTTATTTTTATTTATTAATATAATATAAGAATTTAATTTTATTTAAGCAACTATTAATTTAATTATTACTGATTATTAATAGACTTAACTATTTTATTGATGTCGAAAATTTCTTCTAGTCCATTATAAGGTATACTTGATATATCTTCTGATAGTCCAAAAGGCTGATATATAGCGTTTTTAATATTAGGTTCTTTAGTAAAGGGGTTTGCCTGTATGTTATCATGAAGTTTATACCCAAATACTTTTGGTTTTGTAGTTACCCAGCATACAGTAGACTTTTTGTTCATTGCTGCTGCAAGGTGTTGCCCAAATGAGTCCATAAGTACACGTTTCTTAGATAACCCTATTAATATAGCTATACTTCTATAACCATCCATAGCTGCTAATGTATCAGGATATTCATACTGATCCTTTCTTTTTATATGAACAATTGAATAATCATTCTTATAATGCTGTACTAGGCTGTTTACTGTTATTTGTGGAATATCTCTAGTCCAGGCGTATTTATATCCTTGTTGTTGTGGACCACCATTTGGCTGAATAACCATTACTGGTTTATCTGTTTTATAGAATGGAGAATAATATTCCTTTTCAGGTTCTGTTAAGTAGATTTGAGGCTGTTCGAAATTATAAGTAAGTCCGTAGATCCTACACCACGTCTTTAAGAGGTGTTCTTTTTCAGTTAAAAATGAAGTATTACGGTACGGGTCTTCTACAAAAAGCTTACAGTCTTGATCTTTTACATACTTTAAGTACGCACCATTCATCTGCTCTATTCTGTAACATTCATTAATAAGTGGATTATTAAGAAAGACATCAGGGTAAGCAGATACTACTACTATATGTGCGTTTTTATAGCGTTTTCTTATCACTTTAACTACTGCCGTAGCCATAATGCTTTTGCCTAGACCGCCGTCTATTTGAAATATGATATTCATAAAACTTATTTAATTATAACTAATTTTAACTCTTTACTACCAAGGTGTACCGGTTGCTGTAGTTTCAGCTGCTATAAGTAGCTTATTGTTGTTGATAGATTCTACCAATTCAGCTTCAATTGCTGCTTTATCAACATTTGAGTCTACCCAACCTAGTACATTACCCTCTGATAAGTCATCATAAGCAATAAATCCATCGTCAGATGCTGCACCTGTTAGTGTAAATTCTCCTATTTTTCTAGCAGAGAAATCACCGTCGTTTGATTCGCATCCGTAAGTTACTTTAGTAACTACTCCATCTGCTTTGAGTCTTTCAAGATCGTATATTTTCCAAGTGTGTGTCATTGTAAGTGTGTTTTAATTTATTATAAATATGCTATTTTTTTAATTTAGTTGATT